TCTGTAGAAGTATTGTTGTTTGCCAATACAATTAAAGGGTCTTTTACCGTTAATGTATCTGTTCCTACTGTTGTAGTGCTTCCTTCAACTACTAAGTTTCCAATGACTGTTAAATTGCTACCTATTTTAGCATCTCCAAAGACGTGAAGATTTAATCCTGATTCTGGAGTAACTCCTATTCCTACTTGAGTGGTAGACACCCATACAGGTGCATTATTACCAAAACCATCAGTTAATTGTTTAGCTGAAGTTGTTATGTTTCCATTATCAGAGAACTTTACAAGCGACTGATAAGTATCTTTTATTTTATTTCCTGAAAGTGTAGCCATTATTCAAAACAATTTGGTTGTGAATCAATATGTAAAGTACTCTCGTTTGCTGCATCACCAAAATTAGTGCTACAGTATATCTTTGCCCAGTCTATTGTGTTTGCCATCTTTGTTTAATTTTTGTAAGAAAGTATCTAGTTTAACTACATTGCTTTCTTTTGGTTTATATGTTTTTATCTTTTTATCTATCATTAAAGTACCCAAGAATTAAAATTAACATCTTTATCAGGGTACATCTCTCCGTTTGTAGAAGAAACGTATTCTGGATATAAAGTGCTATTGTAATCCATGTAGTCAACAAATCTTCTTGTATAAAATTCTGCTGTTTCTGTAACTTTAGCTAACATCATTCTCATTTCTTCTAGAGAAATTGTTTCTGAGTTTTCACTTCTATGTTTAAATACACCTCCATTACTAATTTGATACATAGCAAAAGGTAAATAAGAACTTTGTGTAAACCAAGTAAGCATAGGTTTTACATAATCGTCTAATAAAAGTTTATAATCAGAATTACCAGCATCATTAATAGTTCCGTTTATTATTAAAGTTTGTAATTTTTGATAAAGTAATCCTCCTAAGTAATTTTGAATATGTGTATCTTGAGCTACTTCAATAAACTGTATAAGTTTATCAGCATCTACATTACCATCTATTATAGATTTCCTTTTTAAATCGTTTATTGTTATAAAGAGTGCTTTCTGTGCCATAATTATTTAGTTTTTGGGTAAGCACCTCTGTTTGGCATATCTACTGGTCTAGTTTCGACTTCTTTAGGATTATTTGGTTCCTTAAAGCCATCTTTTACAGCATCTGAAGCTTCAACTTCGGTATTTGGTGTTACTTTCTTTTTATATACTCTTCTTTCCCAGAAATGGTGACAGTTTTTCCCTCCTTTGAACTTAAATAAGTTGTATTTTTTCTTATCGTGTCCTAATTCACTATTTAAGCCTTTAAAAGACATAAGAGTAATGTCTTCTTTTCTAAATACTAGGTTTTTTGTTGTAAGTTCTTCTAATTTTTTACAAAATATTCTACTTTTGTCTGAATTTCTTACTGGACCATAAGAATATCTTATTTTATATCCAGAATTATCTTGACTTGACCTTTTATCAGGGTTAGCATCGTCTTCTGTAACACTTAATTTAGTTAAATCAAACTCTTCAGTATCGTCTTTTACTGCTTCGCTATATATAAGCTCCCATTCATCAGAAACAACCTCTCCTAATACTTCTAATTGAGTGTATAAGTCTTCTGCACCTTCATCTGATAAATCTAATTCTTCTTGTGAGCTTAATTTCTCTCCTGTTTCTTCTTCTCTCTTAACTTTAGTAGAAATATTTTCTAATTCTGTAAATTCTATTGGTTGTAGAGTTACAAAGTATAAACTTAAATATATTTTATTAAACGCAAGTATTTCGTCTAAACCATCTATTATATTTTGTTGAAATGGTCTAATTACTATGTTATCCATAAGGATAGAAGCAGTTCTAAGTTCTTCTGCATTGTTTCCAAATCCTGTGTTGTCTTTTATACCTAATAATATAGGAGAAACAATACCATGTCCAAGCATTATTTTTTCTCTGCTTTCGTCAGCCAAGAATTGATACTGTGCGTGAGCATCTGGCAAGTGAATAGGCTGTAAATCTGCTTGAGTTTCTGTAGACTCATTAAAAGTAAGTATGAATTTACCTGCATTTGAAGAGCCACTAAACTTATCATATATTTTATGTTCAATAAGTTCTTGAGTTTCTTCATTAGGTACTCCATTGTTAAAGTTTATTAATAAAGAAGGCTGTAACCCATTCTTTATATTGTTTATATGATAATTACTTACTTCTTCTTCTAGTTCTGCATATTGCAAACAAGATTGATAATCTACTGGAGAATAATAATAGAATCCTGACCTGTATGGCTTAAATACGTATATTTCTATAACTTCTTTTTTAGAACCATTACCAAAAGACGGTATTCTTTTAGGTTTATCACTAGGTTTTATTTCAGACCACTTAGGATGGTAATAATAAGCTTCTATTTGACCTTTTTTAGCTTTTTCTGCTCTAAGAGTTTCCATAGGAAAGTGTAAGACCTTCACAATGGCCGTTTTTTGCTTGTTATAGACCACTTGAACAGAAGCTTGGCCCAACATCTTATAGTCGTTTACAAGACGTCTTAAATCCTTTTGTTTTAAGAGCATTTTCATCTTTGCATACATCTCAGGCTTTATATCACTATCTGTGGCCTCTAATCCTCTACCATAAATCATGTCTACAATACCATTTATACATCTGGCATTTGTAGGGCTTCCTAAATATTTGTCTATAAGCTCATCAAAATAGTCATTATTCTCTCCATATTGGACCCAATCTTTTCCGTAGACTTCTTTTATTTCTGGTATTTCGTAACCAGATAAATTGACTACTCTAATATTTTTATTTTCCATATTATATTACTATATATTCGTCTTCAGTACCTGCTCCATATTGAGTGTACTTGTTTTCGTTTAATGTGTGTATTACTTCATCATTTGTCTGAGAAGTTACATAAGCTTTATCTCTATACCATAATTCTCCACCTTTGCTAAACTGTAAATAATAAGCAGATTCAGCTTTTAATATTGTAGAAGCTAATGATACTGAAACAAAGTTGCCATTATCAGAAGCCGTAAGGTCTGTTAATGTTTCGCTTTTGTTAGTGCCATCTTCTGTTATAGTAAGATTGATACTTGACAAAGACGTTTTGTCTCTAGGGATTATATTAATCGTCTGAGAGTTTGTATTTGGAAGTAAT